AAGCCGAGAAGTCAAGGTATGTGGCTCTATCACGGTAAACTGTATCTTCGGGATGGTGGACGATGAGAGAGTCCACAGCTCCACAAACCATACAACTCTGTCCAGCTGTATATCTCTTACAGGCATCTTTCCACTCCTTACTCTTCCATAGTTTCCTTAACTCCATCCGGTGTTGCTCAATCGACTCAGGCGTCGTGGGCATTAAACATCGTTCCTCCCCGTCTAGGTGGTGGGTACCAACCCTCAGGGTTAATATCATGAACCTCGAAACTTACATCTCTCACAGTTCCAATACCTACACCACTCATAGTCAGGGTACCAAAGTCCCTAGCCTCAAAGAGTTTCATCTTGGTGTAACCCGCTTCGTTCTGGAAGTCCCTGACACACTGCGGGTCTAGTTCAATCTTCTTCGGAAATCTCATCGTTATCCCCTCGATCATCGTTGATCGTAGTTCCTCCATTATCGCTTCCATAGCCTCCGAGACTGCTGTCTGCGGGATATAAGCATTGGTCATTTAGGCATCCCTCGACATACTTTATTATCACTCCATCAGTAAACATTATGTGGCAGACACCATCTTGATAGTGGTACTTGCACACCATCGGGAAGTCATGAAAAGGCTTAAACACCGCAATCACTCAAAGTCTTTTGCTGTATGTAAGGCTTTAACCTCTCCATGATTATCTCACAGTTCTTCTCGTAGAGTTCAGAACCTACCCACTTACACTTGGCTAACTCTGCCACCTCAGCAGTCGTCCCGCTTCCCATGAATATATCCATAACTGTCCCGCCCACAGGACAACCGGCTTGAATACATCGCAAGGGCAAGTCGGGAGGAAACACGGCGGTGTGTTCGAGATGGCAAGGTTTGTAAGAAATTGTCCACACACAACGCATGGTTCGTGTCGGGACTTCTCCACGTTCATAAATCTCCTTGATCTTGTTATACCACTTGTTCTGATTAACATGGCTCAGACCGCCATAGTTCTGAGATTTGCTCGGTCCACACTCGCTCTCTGCCATTTTGATAGACGCTTCGGATACAGGCTCTTGTAATAAGTTAAAGTGATATTCTTCATTCCTAGTGAAGAAGTATAGTTTCTCGTAATCAGCAGTGAACCTATCTTTAGCACTCGATGGGATACAGACTGGCTTTGCCCAAATTATTTCGTTGCGAAGTATCCATCCCCGGTTTACCATCTCTATCGCAAACTTGGCTGGTACCTGAGCGAGAGATTTTCGATTTCCACCTTTCCTTCCAGAATAGTATGTATCGCCAAGATTGACCCAGTTAGTTCCGCTAGGCTTGATGACTCTGGCAACCTCATCGTACATGTCACAAAGACGCGAGATATACTCGTCTGGCGTCTCTTCTCTTCCGAGTTCATTTCCTTCTCCATATTCACGTAATCCCCAGTAGGGAGGAGATGTTACAAAACAGTCTACGGAGGAATCCTCCATAGATTGTAATACCTCAAGAGAATCACCGTTATAAAGTTTTCTCCTAGAGTCCTGATAATGAACCTTCACGATCCACCTCAGAGTTTAGCCTGTTCTTCCTCAGCAAACTTTTCGATGTCCTTGAAGTACTTGACTATTGCGCGTGCTTTAGTCTTTCCAAACTTGAACTCTTCGTTGTTCTTCCCGAATGGGATAGAAATGGTTTTGTTCCCTTTGAACTCACCGTACTGTACACCATCAATAGAGTGTATCTGCTTACCATAGTTGTCCATTATTTCCTCCTAAAGAACCTTCTGATCTTACCGACCAGTCGGTTCATCCAAGAACCTCTCATCGCTACATTGGAGATATTACTCTCCTCAGGTCTTTTTGCGAGTTTCCTCCATCGACTTCTGACGGAATCCCGCGACCTGCCCAATTCGTCTCCGATCTCCTGATAAGTCTTACCTTCACCGAGCATGGCGAAGATACGATTATCTTCAAAGGGAGCGTAAGGCTTTTGCATAATATCCCAATATATTATTATACCTAATAGGATATAAATGGTACGAATCTTTAAATAAGCCAGACTATTACCTTTAGACATATGTCGGAACATAAATGGTCGGAGTTTATAGGCGTACTGCACGCTGTAAAGGAGTGTTCTATACTCTGCCCATACTATAAGACCTGTGCGATGGTACCATACGCTCCTGTTTGTATGGTAAAGGAGATGTGCGATGACGATCTCCGCAGGTACTTTAAACTTTTCATACTTGGGGAAGAGGGGTTACGTTCAGAGATCATGAACAGTTTGTTCGAGCTTGGTGGACTTGTAGACAAGACAGACCAAAAACAGTTATCAAACTACGTGGAACAACTGTTAAAGGTTAACCGCCAAGTCTACGGCGATAAGAAACCAGTAAGGGATGACCTGGAAGACTTCAAAATTGAGGTTACCTCAAGAGGGTTCGAGAAGAAAATACCCACAATAGTCTTGAATGAGGAGGAGGACCCAGAGAGTCTTTTATATTCTCCTAACCTAGATAAGATAACAGCAGGATCATGACTACCCTCAATGTAAATCTCCACCCTAACCAGATAGATGTCTTCAACGACCCTGCAAGGTTCAAGATTCTCATATGTGGTAGGCGGTGGGGTAAATCTACACTTGCGGCTTATATAGTTCTAATCGCCGCGTTAAGTAAAAAGAATGGAACTTACTTCCTTGTTAGTCCTACTTACTCTCAGACTAGCATTATCTGGCGTATGATTAAGAAGATCATCCCTATGAACCTTGTTGAAAAGATCATGGAGGGTGATAAGTACATCCAGTTTAAGAATGGAAGTCTCATTTTCGCTAAGTCTGGTGACTCCCCTGATGCACTTCGTGGGGAAGGTCTTGATGGAGTAGTCCTGGATGAAGCGGCAATGCTGAAAAGAGAGGTTTGGGAACAGGCAATTCGACCTGCACTTGCCGATAAAGAGGGTTGGGCGGTCTTCATTTCGACTCCAAAAGGTAGAAATTACCTCTTCAACCTCTATTTAAAGGGTAAAAATGACCAAACTGGACGCTACAAGTCATTTAAGTACACTTCTTATGATAACCCATTCGTTAAAAAGGAAGAATTAGACGAAATGATACTCGGTTTACCTGAGTTGGAGTACCGTCAGGAGATAATGGCTGACTTTATCGAAGGTTCCGGTACGGTTTTCAAGCATTATGGAGATGTCATAGCAGATTGTCTTGAAGAACCAATCCAGGGTGAGTATTATTACATCGGTGTAGACTTAGGTAGGCATGAAGACTTCACCGTAATCACCGTTGGTAAGCTTTCTGACTCGAGAATCGTCTACATGGAGCGATTTAACAAGACAGACTGGAACTTTATCAAGGAAAGGATCGAAGATGTCTATGAAAAGTACCTCAAAGGAGTGGTTTTCATCGACTCTACTGGGATGGGGGACCCCATTTATGAGGATTTAAGCACTAAAATCAACATTGTGAGCATAAAATTCACTCAACAGATGAAATACGCCCTCATTAACAACCTTGCTATAATGATAGAGCAACGCCGGATACTTTTGCCTAATGATCCGCAGTTAATAGAGGAATTTGAGGCTTATACCTATAAAATGATGCCTTCCGGCACTATACAGTATGGTGCGCCATCAGGGTTCCACGATGATATAGTCATTTCAGTTGCTCTCGCGGCTTACGGACTTAACGCCGGTGGATACAATTTAATCGGGCAGATTGAGGAACTGAGCGAAGATGAGGTCGTTTTAGAGGATTACGATGATATGCAGGACGTAAGCAATTATGATTACGAAGACGAACCTATAAATCGTTTAGAGCCAAAGATAACATATGGATATAGAGAAAGAACTGAACTCCGTACTGACGGACAAGAACCTAGCTGAAGAGGAGAATCATACTAGGGGTAAGGGGGTATTCTATGCAAGTGAGGCTATGCAATGCCCGCGCAAGATATACCTCAATATTACCAACCCGGTAGGACAATCATTCCCGCTAGGACTCTTTGCATCTGCTAAAGCGTGCGAAACCATCATATACAATCTCTTAAAGGAAACGCACCCTAACCTTGAGACTCAGACGCGCATAGATGTACCCTTTGAAGGCTATACCATTCATGGGTATTCCGATATTCTCCTGAGGGATGACGATGACTCTATCTCATGGATCGGTGAGATTAAGTCCACCGCCAATATAAAACCCAAGATTAAGGAGAACAAGCCGACTATCACCCACAGGGCGCAACTCCATTGCTACCTGAACTATCTGGACTGCGCGGTTGGTTCGGTTATCTACGTTGAACGGGGGGATATTCTCAAGGTAAAGCAGTTCGATGAGAAACCTGACCCTGAGTTCCTTGAAGAAATACTCATGAATTACAACAAGATCAGCGAAGCACTTGAAACCGGGGAAGCACCCGAACCAGTACCAGTGGAGAAGTGGGAGTGCAGGTACTGTATCAGGCATGAAAACTGCAAGTTAGAACGTGCTAATAAGGCTTGCGACCATTCCAAATAGAAATATATCCATAGAAAACCCATACATTTCTTATGCCCTTCAAGTGTTTTGTATGCCATATTATTCTTTTAGATGAAGACGTTGTAAAGCAAGATGGATTAGATATATGTCCCGTATGCGCGACTCAGTTAATCAAGATGTGTGATGAGGATCATCTCTGCCAATGTACCGAAGAACTAACTGGTGGAACCCAGAAATGCCCGGTTTGTGGGGAATTTACCTGTCCATGCGGTTCCCATGATGCTTTTGTTATTTCTAGGGTTACAGGGTACCTGGGTGAACTCTCCGGGTGGAATAACGGGAAACGTGCAGAGTTCGCAGACCGCACCAGATATGATGTCGCATAGGAATATATACCTCTTTTAACTACTAATTTATATGTCGCCAGAGTTTAGTGATGTTAAATCTTCTGTACGTCCTGACATGTTCGTATCAAAGGACTGTTTCGACGTTGAGAAACTTCTTATTGATACTAAGTTAAGTAACCTTGAGGAGAACATAGATCGCACTGATAAGAAAGTTGATAACCTTGAAGTCAAACTCGA